CGAGTAGTGAGCGGAGAATCCAGCGTGATTTCATTGCTTTGGTTGAATCTGGGCGGTTTGGGAGCAGGGAATTCCCTCCATCGCAGCAGGGAAAATCCTCGCCGTCAGCAGGGATTTGGCTGGCCGGAAGCAGGGATCAGTCCTTCGCTGCTGCGCCGACCGTGACGAAAGCCGGCGTTGGCCGCGCCGATCGGAGCAGGGGCGGCTTCGCGTACGAAGACACCCTATGATCCTAGAATCGTTGAGGTATTTCTCTGTTTCACCTTGCGGGATGGAGCGGGATGGCTTATGTCGATGTCCGTCGCGAACGTTCGTGACATCAGCCGAGACCGATCAGATCGAGTCGCGGCATCCTAGCCTGGCATTTCACGTTTGGTGAGCAGTCCTCGTTAGGCAAAACGGTTCCTGCAGCAGTGATGCTGGCGGGATGCGCTTTGCCACGGGTGCTCACTTGTCCTGGTCGTCTCCTTGCAAAAGGAAACGATCGAAATGTCCACTCTGCCTGAACCGACCTGCTGCACCGGTCCCCGCATTCGCCAGCGCAGCCGCGCTGCGGCTGGGGAGGCGCCGGCTCCGGGTCATGACGCTGCGTTTCATGATGCGATGGCGCAGTTCAAGGCGAAGGTTGTCGAGCGCCGGCTCGCCGAGCTGAAGACTTCGCCGCGCAATGCCCGCACGCATACCAAGAAACAGATCCACCTGATTGCGGAGAGCATCAAGGGGTTCGGTTTCGTGGCTCCGATCCTGATCGATGGTTCGGGTGAAGTCGTTGCCGGCCAGGGGCGCTACGAGGCGGCCATGCTGCTGGGCATCAAGACGGTGCCGGTTGTGTGCCTCGACCATCTGGCTCCTCACCAGATCCGCGCCTACCGGATCGCGGACAACCGCCTGGCCGAGATGGCAGGCTGGGATAACGAGATCCTCAAGGTCGAGCTGTCGCATCTGATCGAGATCGACTTCGAGGTCGAGCTGACGGGGTTCGCAACGCCGCAGATCGACCTGATCGTGAACGCGCACGAGAGCCCGGCGCCGAAGGCCGACCCGGCGGATGCGGTTGAGCCGGTTGGAGCGCAAGCGGTGACGCAGCGTGGCGACCTCTGGCTGCTGGGGGAGCACCGGATCCTGTGCGGAGATGCCCGCGAGCGGGCGGATTATGTGACGCTGCTGGGGGGCGAACTGGCGCAGATGTGCTTCACGGATCCGCCTTACAACGTCAAAATCGACGGCCATGTCGGGGGTCTCGGCAAGATCAAGCACAGGCCGTTCCTGATGGCCTCGGGCGAGATGAGCAAGCCCGAGTTCACCGGCTTCCTGACAAGCGTGCTGGGCGAGATCAAAGCGGCTTCGCAGGATGGCGCGCTGATCTACACCTGCATCGACGGCCCTCATCTGCATGAGATGCTGACCGCCGGCTATGCCGTCTTCGACGAACTCAAGACGGTGATCACCTGGGCCAAGACCAATGGCGGGATGGGATCGTTCTATCGCTCGCAGACCGAGCTGATCCCGCTGTGGAAGATGGGCAAGGCGCCCCACATCAACAACATCGAGCTTGGCCGGCACGGGCGCTACCGCACGACGCTGTGGAGCTATGCCGGCGCCAATGGCTTCGGCCGCGGGCGGATGGAGGACCTGGCCGCGCATCCGACGGTGAAACCCTGCGCGATGGTGATGGATGCGATCAAGGATGCCTCGAAGCCGAAAGGCATCGTGCTCGATCCCTTCGGCGGGTCGGGCACGACCCTGATCGCGGCCGCCAAGACCAAGCGGCGCGGGTACCTGATGGAGCTCGATCCGCTCTATGTCGACGGCGCCATCGGGCGCTGGGAGAAGCTGTTCAAGGGCGAGGCACGCCACGCTGAGACCGGGCTGAGCTTCCGCGAGATGGCCGAGCGGCGCGGGGTCAGCGCGCCGGTGGCCGGGCTGTGACGGTGGGAGGGGATGATGTCTCACACCACCGATCAGCCCGCCGTCGGGTACAAAAACCCGCCGCTGCACAGCCGCTTCCAGAAGGGCCGCAGCGGCAACCCCTCCGGCCGCCGTAAGGCCAAACCGCAGCTCAATCTGCTCGATGAGGTCGCCAAGCTCATGGCCGAGCCGATTCCGCTGGTAAAGGAGGGCAAGCCGCAGAAGGTCCCGTTCCTCGAAGCTCTCCTGCGCAAAACAGCAGAGCAGGCGTTCAAGGGCGATGCTGCAGCGCGCAGGGACCTCATCAAGCTGATTGAGATGCAGTCGGCAAGGTCCGACGCGGGAGAGGGAGAGGCGATCAGCCACGACCAGGAAGCTGCGATTCTCGCGCGCTACTTCGAACGCGAGCGTCGTGCTGGGAGAGGTTGCGATGACTGACGCCAATCTGCTCAACGTCGTCCTGCGTCAGGATCTGTCGAGCTTCATCGCGCGCAGCTTCATGACGCTCGATCCCGGCACACCCTATCTGCCGAACTGGCATATCGATGCGATTGCCTGGCAGCTGATGCGGGTCTGGCGGGGCGAGTGCAAGCGGCTGATCATCAATGTGCCGCCGCGCTCGGCCAAATCGATCTGCGTCACGATCGGCTATACCGCCTGGGTGATGGGCCATGATCCGCGCAAGCGGATCATGGCGATCAGCTATGCCAATGAGCTGTCGCTGAAGCATGCTGCAGACTTCCGCAGCGTGGTGACGAGCGGATGGTATCGTGCCCTGTTCCCCGGGTTCACCATCAAGACCAACCGCAAGAACGAGATCGAGACCAGCGAGCGCGGTTCCCGCTTTGCCGGTTCGATCGGCGGTTCGGTTCTGGGGCGCGGGGCCGACCTCATCGTGATCGACGATCCGATCAATGGCCTCGACGCGGTGCTCTCGGCGGCCGAACGCCGCCGCGTCACCGAGTTCTACGATGCGACGCTGTACTCGCGGCTGAACGATCGCATCAACGGAGCCATCATCATCGTCATGCAGCGGCTCCACCAGGATGATCTGGTGGGGCATGTCCTCGACAAGGAGCCATGGGAGGTCCTCTCCATCCCCGCCATCGCGATGGAGGATGCAACCTATCGCATCGGCGAGGGACCGGGGGCTGTCTATCGCCGCCGGGCGGGCGAGGTGCTCCATCCCGGGCGCGAGCCGATCGCGTGGCTGGACGCGGCCAAGCGCAATCTGGGGACGCTCAACTTCTCGGCCCAGTACCAGCAAAACCCCCTGCCGGCGGAGGGCAATGCGATCAAGCGCGGCTGGATCCGGTCCTATGACCGGAGGCCTGTGGGCTTCGATCTGGTGGTGGCTTCCTGGGACACCGCCTCGACCCTGGCAGAAACCTCGGACTGGTCGGTCGGTACGGTCTGGGGCGCGCAGGGCCAGCACTACTACCTGCTCGATGTGATCCGCGGTCGTTGGGAAAGCCCGGAGCTGCGGCGCCAGATGATCGCTGTTGCCCAACAATACGAGGTCGATGCGACCCTGATCGAGGATACCGAACTCGGCCGGGCGCTGTCGCAGGATCTGCGCCGGACCGGACAGCTTTACCCGCTTCTGCAACAGGCCCGCTTCGACAAGACGGCAAGGCTGCTCGCCCAAGCGGCACGGTTCGAAGCCGGGCAGGTGTTCGTGCCGGAACGAGCCGACTGGCTGGCTGACTATCTGTCGGAACTGCTGGCGTTCCCGACGGGGCGTCATGACGATCAGGTCGATTCCACCAGCCAGGCCCTGAAGTACCTGACCGCACGCACGCCCCTGGTTCCGGTCCGTCCCCAAAAGGTCGTTCGGCCGCCATCGCGCTTCCAGCGGGCCTGAACTGAACTGTCGATCCGGCGCTGGGCCCATCCGGCGCCGGATCGACCGCGTGATTGGCAAGGACGAAGCCCCTCACTGCCGCCTGTCACTGTGGCACGGTGACCACCGTCATGGTGTAGCCGCGCTGGGCCATGCAGCCGACCATGATCTGGCGAAGCGCGTTGGTGCGCTGGCCTTCCAGCATGCCGGCTTCCATCGCATCAGCCAGGCTGCGGCCCCTATAGATCGGCGCCGCCATGGCTTGCGCCTTGGCGACCTCTCCCTTGCAGACGGCATTGTCCTGCTGGAACTGCGCTTGCGCCATGGCATCGGAGCGGCCGTCGAGGCGGTTGAAACTCATCATGGTGCGGCTGGTGCAGGCCGGAAGCGAAAGGCTCAGCAGCAGGGCGCTCAAGATGAGCCCTCGCCCAAGGGCGCGTTGATGCTGTTTGGCCAAGCTTGCAGTGGTCATGGCAGGTCGTCCTGATCGAGGGGATGATGGGCTTCTCGATCGTCGCGGCGCCAGGCGGCGGGCTTGACCAGGGGGCGAGAGGCGGAGCGCTGCGGTTCTGTCGCGGCAAACCCGGCCGCCCTCAGCCGCGGTCGGGTGCGGATGCCCAGATGCCTGGCCTCGCGGCGCTTGGCCTCGGCAATGTCGGCAAGGTCATGGGCGGTCTTGCCCCCGGGCGCCCGGTGACAACAATCGCGCCCCAGCACGAGGCCGTCAGCGATGGTGAGCGCGACGCTCTTGTCGAGAACGAGGGCTTCCGGGATGACGTGATCGAACTCGATCACCTTGCCGGTGACGTTGAGCCCGCAGCCCTCGCAGAGGATCTGGCCTGTGCCCGTCATGGCGCGCTTGATCATCGCAACCTTCTGCGCCCGCGAGAACTCGCGCCGCGCAAGGGTGGGGTACCGGTCGCCAGGTGCGACCGGCTCGCCTTTGGATCTCAAGGCCTTGCGCATCATGCCGCCTTTGCTGCGCCATAGGAGCGGATCCTCTCGACCGTGAGGTCGAGCTCGGCATTGAAGACCGCGACGGCGTCGGACAGCTCGCGGATGTAGGCCTCGTCGCGATGGGCGCGGGTGATGAAGATCGGCATGCCCGGCCAGTAGACGGCGATATCGATCCACGCCCGCCCGGCGATCCAGAGCTGTCCCTGGCACTGGGCCTTGTGCTCAGGCGGAAACTCCCCGCGCAGGATCGTCTCGATCATGAGATGCGGCAGCTTGGTCTTGATCTCGAGCAAGCCGTCATCCCCGATCAGGGCATCAGGGGAAGCGCCCGCCCGGCCGCGGCGCAGGAAGCCGACCCGTTCGCAGGCCGTGCCCGTGACGAAGCCGTAGACGCTGCGGGCCTCATCCTCCATCAGCTTGCCGCGCTCCATGTGAAAGGAGCTGAGCGTCTCCATCGGCTCGCCGGTAAGCCGCTCGCCGGCGAGCTTGTAGAGATAACTAAGCCGCGTCTTGCTCTCGGCGCCACCGCGCCCCTTGGTCAGGATCGCGGCAAACTCCGATGCGGTCGGGATGCCAAGGCGGCTTTGCATCCACTCCGGCGAGCCTTGCTCGCACGCGATGATCTCGAGCGGGTCGCTCATCGGTTGGTCCTCCTTGAGTTGAGCAGGGTGAGTGCCTGGCGGAACCGACCGGCCGGCAGGTCGGTGACGCCCTTGATCTGGAAGAACTGCAGCAGGGCCTGCTTGTCGGTCTCTGCCTCACCGATGAGATCGAGCAGTTCGCGCGCCTGCTGACGCGAGATCAGCGCCGTTGATCCAGCCGCCTGACCATCATCGTCATCCGAGGCGGCCAGGCCGAGGGCCGCCTTCAACGTCATGCGCTGCAGATAGGTCAGCGTCGATCCGACGGCCTGAAGGCTGTTCTTCTCGCCGCTCTCATCGGGGCTGGCCGAGAGGCCGTTCTCCTCGCTGTGCCCGTCGCGATGGGCGATCACGCAGACCACCGTCACAAGGCCATCCGTGCTGTGCGACCGAAACCGGTAGGACAAGCCCTGGCGTGCCAGGATCGGGCTCACCGTTCGCGCGATCTCGGCCAGATCCTCATGCCGATAAGGCTGCCGGCCCAGCATGGCCTGGCGATTCTTGGCGATGACCGGAATCTTCGCCTTGGCGGCTGCAAGCGCCTTGTCGAACGCTTGCCGAGCCGCCTGCGCCTGCATGCGCTCGTGAAAGCCGATCAGGCGATCGAGAACCTCGCCATCGGCACCCCTGGCCAGGGCAGCGCTCAGAAGCTCCAGCACGGGCGGTGAAGGCGGGGAGGGGGGTATCGGCGCTGTTGGTATGCGAGCCAGTCGTGACATCGGGGTCTCCTTGGGGGTGAGGCTAAGGCACGAGCCATCGTTCCTCCGCCGGGACAGCGGGAGGGGGGACAGACCATCGCGGATGCGGGACCAGGCGAGCGTCGAACGCTCAACCCGGCGTGACAGCGGTTGGCGAGGTCAGCCTGACCAGAGCCACGGCGGCTGCCTCCGAGAGGTCATGCCGAAAAGCTCAGTTCGTCGCTGCATGGGTCGGCTCCGCTAACGAAATCCGTCGATGAGCGACGGTTAGCGTCGTCTCGTGCCGCCAGTCAACGGAAACCGTCGATGCTCGACAAAATCCAGTGCGGGATGATAAACCACGCACATGATCACACCGGCCCAATCACGCGCAGCGCGAGCCCTCCTCGACTGGACCCAGGAGGATCTCGCCAAAGCAGCCCATCTCGGGCTGTCGACCATCCGCGACTTCGAAAAAGGCCGAAGGACCCCAACCCATAACAATCTTTTGGGCATACGAACGGTGCTCGAACAAGCAGGCGTGATCCTCATTCCCAAAAATGGCGATGGGCCGGGAGTGCGGCTGAGGGGCCATCACGTTGGCCCCTTAGGCAATGGAAAGGCGTGAACACGAGTGACCAGTGATCGAAATCCAACTGAACGGCCGCTGATGCTGGAAAGCCCGGAACTGAGGATCAGCGCGCTCGTCGAGTCTATATGCGAAGCGCAAATTGCCGTACCGCGGCTTGTGGCAAGGAGCTAAGCCGGGGCTGCATCGGATCGTCGAAGCCGCGTCGCTTCAGTTTAGCTAATTGCCTCAAACGGCAGGATGTGTGATTGGCAACGCCAATCACCGACGGCCCTTAACCCGACAGGTCGCGGTCGTTAAACATCATCAGGCCGGTGCTACTTAAACCCGGACTGACCGGAGGACGGATATGGACAGGCCTGGGGTTGGTAAAGTTGCGCTCATCACGGGGGTGACGGGACAGGATGGGGCCTATCTCTCCGAGCTGCTGCTTGAGAAGGGCTATCTCGTCCACGGCATCAAGCGTCGTTCGTCCTCGTTTAACTCCGGTCGCATCGAGCACCTCTATCAGGATCCCCATGAGAAGGATCCGCGCTTCATCCTCCACTATGGCGACATGACGGATTCGACGAATTTGATCCGCATTGTCCAGGAGGTTCAGCCTGATGAGATCTACAACCTGGCCGCCCAAAGCCATGTTCAGGTCTCGTTTGAGACCCCCGAATACACCTCGAATGCGGACGCAACAGGTACACTGCGTCTGCTGGAAGCGATCCGGCTGCTCGGCCTGACCAAGAAAACCCGATTCTACCAGGCCTCGACATCCGAACTATATGGTAAAGTTCAGGAAATTCCCCAGAGCGAGAAGACTCCTTTTTATCCGCGTAGCCCCTATGCGGCCGCCAAGCTGTATGCCTACTGGATCGTCGTAAACTACCGCGAAGCCTATGGCATGCACGCTTCGAACGGCATTCTGTTCAACCACGAAAGCCCGCTGCGCGGCGAAACGTTCGTCACGCGGAAAATCACGCGGGCGATCGCGGCGATGCATCTCGGCTATCAGGACCGGCTCTACCTCGGCAATCTTGACGCGAAGCGGGACTGGGGGCACGCGAGGGAGTATGTCCGCGGCATGTGGCTGATGCTGCAGCAGGACGAACCCGATGACTACGTGCTCGCCACCGGCGA